ATCTCTTCACTCAAATTAGAGCAAAGTCAGTTGGAGAAAATGTCGATCTAGTTTTTCCATGTGATGTTTGCACAGATGAAAAAGCCAGAGTTAAAATTACATTCGATTTAACTAAAGTTAATGTAACCTTCCCAGAAGGTCATAACAAAACAATTGAACTTTTTGATGACGTTGGTGTTATCATGAAGTATCCTTCAATCAATATTATCAAACAACTTGAAAAAGTAGATACAACTGATATTGATTCGGTATTTAATGTTATCTCCGCATCGATTGAAGCAATCTATAATGGTAGTGAACTCTTTTATACAAAAGAACAAACCAAAGCTGACATTATTGAATTCCTTGAGAATCTAACATCTCAACAATTCGCGAAGATTCAGAAGTTCTTTGAAACGATGCCTAGATTGCAACAAGAGGTTAAATATACCTGTCCTGTTTGCGCTCTGCAACATAACAAAGTTCTGGAGGGTCTAGATAGTTTTTTTTAATAAATCTCTCACATGAGTCTTTGTTTAATCATTATAAAATGAATTTTGCTTTAATGCAGTATCACAAATACTCACTGGCAGAATTAGAAGGAATGATACCATTTGAGAGAGAGATATATGTAACTATGCTGATTCAACATCTAGAAGAAGAAAAACAACGCTTAGAATCTAAGAAGAATTAAAATGGCAAAAAACACAAACTATGTCGTTAACGTAAGTTCCAGTGAGTTTAAAAAACTTCTGGAACTACAACAACAATCTCTTACACAATTATCTGCAATTAAAGCATTGACAGAATTATCAAAGGCACTTGCTGATGATAGAGTTAAAGAAGATGAAGTTGTAAATGACGACCAGTTGAAGGCAACTCAAGAAGTTAGCGATAACATTAAAGATTTAATTGATTTAACAAAAGAATCTTCTAAGAACATTGCTAAGATGGTTGATGAGAAAACACCAAAGACTGCTGCTGAAAAAATCAAAGAAGGATTTGCCAATAAATTCGGTAGTCTAAGAAGTACACTAGATACCATGGGCATGGTTAAAAAGGGTAGTGGTGGTTTTATCGATAGTGCTCTTAATAGAAGAGAATCTGATAAGAATTTTGTTAAAGGTGACATGAAGTTAAATGGAACCACTGAACAAGAAGCCAGAAATAAACTTGTTGATATCAAAGAGCAACAGAAACATATATCTAAAAATGAAAAAGAAATTCAGAATTTTACTAAGTTAGGTATCTCTGAAGAACAGCTACGTAATACTACTAAAGGCAAGAAACTTCTTGAGACTAGAGAGACTAGTACGCAAAAACTAGCAAAGATGGATTATCGTGTTGAGGAGATGGGTGTTGATTCTAAAAAGAAATTGCCCATGGGCAACACACCAATGTCTGTTATTAAGAGTGGTAACCCAGCAATCAAAACTGATGAATTGGAACTAGAGTCAATTAAACGAGAAGAAACTCAAACAGAATTACTAAGAATAATTGCCAATAATACTAAACCTAAAGACGCTAAAGATATTGGCAAACCTGGAGAAGAAGAAGGTGGACTGGGTACACTTGGATTACTTATCGGTGGTTTGGTTGGTGGACTTATTGGGTTTGCTCGCGCATGGGTGAAGACAATTAAACTATTCTTTGAAACATTAGTTCCAGAGTCATTGAAGAAATTCATAAGTGAAAAATTTCAAGGTATTGGAAAGTTCTTTGAAGAGATGGGTGGTAAAGTAAAGAGTCTATTCTCTTTTGGTGAAGAATCTAAACTCGGAAAGTTCATTGAAGGTTTCAAAGATGGTTTATCTAAGTTAACCAAACCATTTGTTGCAGCCTATGATGCAGTAAAAGGATTGATTGGTGGTTCAGAATTCCTAAGTAAAATTTTTAGTAGCATTTCTGAGTACATATCAAAGTTTGGTAAATACATAGGTAAGGTTGCAGTCATTGCTGAGAAACTATTCTTCCCACTGTTTGTTATCATGACAGTTTGGGATACAGTTAAGGGTGCGTTCGAAGGTTTTGAGAAAGGTGGATTAATTGGTGCAATTGGTGGAGCCATTAAGGGATTATTTAATTCTTTAATCTTTGGCCTTGCTGATCTAATTAAAGATGCTGTGTCTTGGGTAGCTGGAGCACTTGGGTTTAAAAATATTGAAAAAATGTTAGACTCATTCTCGTTCGAGAAACTATTCAGCGATTTTGTGGATATGGTATTGTTTATTCCACAGAAGATACAAGATTTAATAATGCATCCAATTGATAGTCTTAAACAATTGGGGAGTCTTGTAACTGATGCGTTTGGTAAGATTGGTGAAGTATTTAAACCAGTTACTGATTTCTTTAAAGGTATGGGTGCTAGTATTATTGGTATGCTTCAAAGTATTAGCATACCAGAAATTGGGTTTACAATACCAGTAGTTAATCAGAAGGTTTCTGTTGGTCCATTCTATCCATTCGGTAAAGCTGAAACTAAACAAATCCCTGCTGGAAATAGTACTGCTGGGGCAGGAAGAGGTTCGGCTGAGGCAGCTGCAACTGATCCTAGACGTGTTGATAATAAAACATCTCCAATAAAAACTGCAGCAGAAACTATGGATTATAGCTATGATAACTTCATAACTGCAAATCCTACTACAACATTGACCAGAGAACAATTTCTCGCAAGAAAAGCGCAAGGCGCAGGCGGTCAACAATCTCCTCAGCAGATGTTAGCACAACGAGACATTGCTAGAGCCCAAGAAAAGGCAGCTACTGTTGCACCAGATGGTAATGGATCTGGAACATTACGACAAGGTGCAGCATCTCCAATAAAGGTTGATACTGGTTCTACAAACACCATGACTCTTGAGCAGTTAAAAGATTTAAGACAAAAAACTGTTGCTGCTGGACCAAGAACTCAGAATCAACAATCTATTGAATCGTATGAAGAGAAACTTCGCACGATTGATATGGCTATTGCACAGAAAACTAATACAAAGGCAAATGCGATAACTCCAACAGTATCATCTGGTAATATTGTTGCTGGTAAATCAAATGAAGTTAGTGGAGCTAAAGAAGATTTAACAACCAGAGGTGGTGGTGGAACTGCTGTTGTTAATGCACCAACTACGGTTAATAATACAACCAATCAATCAAATATTATAAAATCTCCATATAGAAATGAAGAGGGATCTTATAACAAATATATTGGAAGTAGGTACGGAGCCTACTAAATGAAAAAAGCCACCTTTCGGTGGCTTTTTGCTAAGCATCAATCAATCAATTTTCTTGAGCGATTTTCTTAAAGTAAGACATTACGTCTTCATCGTCATCAGTCAAAGAGACTTCCTTTGACTTTGGTGCTGGAACAGATTTAATCTGTGGTGCAGCAGCCACTGGACGATCTTCTTCTTCAGCAATCTCAGCAGCAGATTTTGAAGAGAACGCATCACCAGAAAGAACTTCTTCAAGTTTTTTCTTCAACTCATCATAAGATTTAAAGTTCTTGCGATCTGTAAACTCAGACAATTTAGTTTGAGCATTTACAATAGCCAACATCTTTTCTTCATCCTCAGTGATAGCTGAAGGATCTTGGAATGAAGACTCATCATAATTAGTGTAACCATCTTTCTTGCGCATGCGCAGTTTGAAGTTAGCACCTTCCCACAAGTCAAACACATTTACAGGTGTCTCGTCTTCATAAGTTGGGCGAGCCTTATCCATGATCTTGTCAAAGATTTTCTTACCGAACTTAAACAACTTAACCTGACCTTCATTCTCAGGATGCTTTGGATCAGATACGATCAAAACATTGGCAATGAAAGATAGGCGACGTTTCTGAGCCTGAGCAATTTTCTTGTTTGCGTCAGAACCTGAATTCCAAAGTTTGGTGTTCAATTCACCAACAGGATCATTCTCACCAAGAGTAGTTAGTGAGTTCTCAATGTACCACTTACCAGTTGGTCCTTGGAAACCATGAGAAAAGATACGAACCCATGGCAACTCATCACCTTCTACACGTGGTAGAAAACGAATGGTGGCTGTACCATTACCTGCTTTGTCGCCTTCAAGTTTCCAGAAGCGATCGTCAGCATATGACTTAGATTGGGTTTGGGGATTTGCGATTTTCTCGAATTCTCCAGCGATTTTGCCGAAGTCAGAAGAACGCATTTTGCGGAGTGTTTGAATATCCATTTGTATTTCCTTTGTATAAAAGTATTAATTAGTATCGTCGTTTTGTTTAGTATGTTTTATGAAAATCTCATCTTTAATTTCAAATTCATCCTCGAAAGGATCATCATAATCTTCAACATAACTATTTAGCGTTTTCATACCACCAGTTTTCTTCCCATTGGAATGCTTACTGTTTTTCCCAGAACGCTGGCCAGGAATCTCGTCATCGAATCGCTTCGGATTCTTTAAAAATGTCTTACCCATTTTACAACTCTTTGATTTCTTTCAAGAACTCTTGATAAAGATTTTCAGTTTTTTCTTTATCATATTTAACAAACCCTTTTGCTTTTTCAACTCTGCGTATTTCATTTTCCCAAAGCAGAGTCATGGAAGCATTTTCTTTCCATGGTTGAATTAAAGTAGCTACGTCATCTAAGATCCTAAGAGTTTCAATCCCAATTTGTTTTCCAAGGTATAGGTTAAGTATACTTGGATATTGATTTAAAGTAAAATTTAAAATAGATGGTTCTTTAAGTTTGCGTTTGTATGCATCCATCAAGATCTTATTTAGATCATCTGCAAAGATCTTGGTGATAGATTGTTTACGTTTATTCCATTCCATAAGGTATGAGTCAGCTTCTTCAATTGCATATATAACATTTTCATTACCATAAGCGTAGTTTGCAACATAGAACTGAATCAGATCTTTATCGACTGGGTATTTACGAGCTAACTTCTCAAACATATATCTATCGTTGCGTGCATGGAATGCTTCACGAGTTCCCTTTACAGAA